TGCGGCACCGCCAGCGCCGCCCAGGCCCAGGCCACCCGCCGCGACCGTGCCGCTCGACGCGGCGCCGCCGAACCCACCTGCTGCAGTGGCCCCACCACCACCAGAGCCGCCGAGAATTCCGCCCCAGTTGATGCCACCGCCGCCACCCCCGCCGCCGAACATGCCCGAGAACGCCTGCGAGAACGCGCCCTGTCGGCCGGTCATCGCGCCGATCATTCCGGTCAGGAAGCGGTTAGTGAAGTCGCCCAGGATGTCGGTAAAGGCCTTCATCGCCCCGGCCTTGATCGACTCCCAGATGTCGCTCATGCCGTCCTTGAAGCCCTTAGCCCCAAGCGCCATTTGCGCGAAAGTGCCATTGATGGCCGTGGCCACCTGTTCGACGATCGGCACGAGTCCCTGGAACGCGCCAGCCGCCTGCTCTTTCGCGGTGACAGCCGCACTACCGACCGCGACGATCGACGGGGCGAGCACGGCACCGTTCTTGAGCGCCCACTGCTCGGCCTCGACGCTCGCCTTCGCGTAGCCCTCACGCGTCATATCCACGAGCGTGAAGTGGTCTTTCGCGACGGTCTCCCACTTCCCGAGTTGCGCGATGAGATGCGGGAGCGTGTCCTTACCTAGCCGATCCGCCTCTTCCCAAAATCGCCTCGTGGCCGCTTCCGCCTTCTTTAGTTCGCGCTCAGCGTCACTCGTCTTCTTCCCAACCTCTGCCATCTTCTCGCCGAAGTTTGTCACCACGGGCGTGGCTTTCGCCGTGGTCTCCGTCGCAGGCGTGACTCCGAGCGCGGTGAAGGACGCGAGCGTATCGCGGGCGTGCTGCGCGCTGGCCTTCAGCCCGTCGATGTCGCCCGTGGTGGGTCCAATCGCCTTGCCGAGCAAGGGCACGGCCTGCGCCGTTTCCGCCGCCGCCACAGCAATCTCGCGCAGCCATACCTCGAACTTCAGCCCTGACACGAGGATCGTATCAATGGCGCCCCGAGCCATGCCGAGGCCCGAGGACAACGCGCCCGAGAGCCAGTTCGCCACCGCTTCAATACCCGGTGCCATCGGCAGGAACACGTTGGCGATGAGCGAGAGGCCGACGCCTTGGAGACGCGAGAGTGAGTCGCCAGCGTCATCACCGGCCTGCACAAGATCAGCCGAGATGATCGCGCCGCTCCGGAGTGCTTCGTCTCCAACCTGCGCCATATTCGTCGAGAACCCCGGCAAGAGGTCAGCGCCGGACTTCCCGAACACGGCGACCGACAGAGCCGCTTGCTCCATCGGGTTCGGGATACCGGCAATCGCTGAACCAATCTTCAGGAACGCCTGTTCGGGTCCAGCCGCAATCAGATCCTTAACATTCAGACCGAGCGCCTGCACGGCGGTCACGGCGCCCTTGTCGCCATCGATGAGCGACCGGCCCATCTTCACCGCGGCCGAGGCCGCTTGCTCAAGGCTCACGCCAGACTGGCCGAGCGTGAAGCTCAGGACTTGCAGCCCTTCTGTCGAGATGCCAGTCTTGCCGCTCAGGTCCGACAACTTGCCGGTGAGGTCGAGCACCTTATTGGCGATGTTGACCACCGCCGCAACGGAGAACGCCGCCACCAACTTACCAGCCGCAGTGGACAGAAACGACGTTTTCTCTTCGGCTTTCGTCGTGGCGGCGGCTAAGTCTTTCAGGGCTTGCGGGGCTTCACGACCGAGCGCGGCATACTTATCGAGCGCTTTCTCGACGACCGCGTTCACGCGGTCCTGCTCCACGCGTGTCAGCTTCGACGCGCCCTCAATGCCGCCCACCGCCGCCGCCACGTTGTGCGCGTGCTGAATGAGCTTGTCGCCAGAGAACGACGTGGACAACTTCGTAAAGCCCGCGCGCACGGCCTCGATCTGGTCCCTGCCTTCAGCCAGGTTCTTCTTGAGTTCGCCGATATTGGCGGCAACTCTGACGACGAGCGATGGTTGAGCCATTACGCGGCCCTCCCTTCGCGCTGCAACTTTGCGATCTGGATCTCGTCGTATCGAACAACGATCAAGCCATGCTCGCGCACGAGATAGGCATCTCGCTCTGCGTGGTAGCCTGGGCGCTTGGCTTCGTTCCTGTCGTGCCAGTAACGTCCGTCTGCCTCATAGGCGGTATGGTTCGTCCGGTCGTAGAGGTCAACACTGAAGCGACCGAAGCGCACCTCCGGCTCCAACGCGATACCGAGATCTTTGACGAGGCACGACTCAAGGGCGCGCGCGAGCGACGTGTAGCGAAACGCCTTGCACACCTTTCGGCTGCCGTCGCGCCACTGCGCAGACAACGCCGCAGATCGCTTCGCGTTCGACTCAGCAGACTGCTTCCGTCCACGCTGGGCATCACCAATGCGCTGGCGCCACTCGTCGCTGAACGGTGGACGCTTCTTTCCGCGTGACGACGCGCCTATCTTGGCCTTCGCCGCGTCGCTCAGGCGGAAGCCAAGGCGCGCCTGACGGTTGGCTTCACGATGGGCTTCTGTCTGAGGCCTGCCCTTCTTGGCCGCACTGATCGCCGCCCCGTGCTTAGCAGGGTAGGGGCCTCGCTTCTTCCCTGTCATCGCAGCACTCATCCGCGCGCGCAGCTCAGGCGATTTCACCTTGCCGCGATTGGCGGCGCCAATCTTGGCCTTGGTCTCTGCGGACACGGGGTGACTCTTGCGCGCCACTAGCCACCACCCAATCCGTCGATGGCGTCCTGCAACGCACGCTCGACGCGACGCAGATACGTGCCGTGTTCCAGCGCAATCGCGCCGTAGAAGTAGGGCCGAGCGGTCATGTGCTTCGTGCCGAACTCCAGCCAAATCGGAAGATTGGCCGCGCGCGATCCCATGTCGCCAGACGACACGCGGGCATATCCATCAGGCGTGCGCTCCACCGTGATGGCATCCGCCGTGCGCCCAGTGCCAGCGGTCTGCCGACGCAACCGCCCCTGCATCTCGGCCTTGAGGCTGTTGGCCGTCTCCATGGCGAGCTCAGACAACACGGCATGGGCCGCGTCACCGAGGCGGTCAAACGCCTGTGTGATCTGGTCCATCTCCACCGTCGTCGTCACTCCGTCCACGGATGCCCTCCTGCCGACACTCGAACGCGATCGCTTGCACGGCTTGCACCATTGGTTCTCGCATCAGCGCCCGCTTCGCCTTTGCGTCGAGCCCGCGCTGGTCGTGATAGCGGTGATACGACTGGCCGTAGAACCGCGCATCGAGCACGGCAAAGACCAATTCCCTGTGCTGGTCCAATTCCCGCTCGGCCACGGACGGCACGCACTGAAACGCCTCGCACACCACAGAGAGCAGCCATTCGTCTGGGCACTCTGCCCCTGCACCCGCGAGGTAGCGGTGCAGGGTTACTCGACGTTTTTTTGTTCCACCTCGGCTACCGCCGCAGGCGTGATAGAGAGCGAGAGAATGGCCCGCGCCAGGAACTCCGCATCTTCCGGGTCTAGGTCAGACAGCGATTCGCGATTCACCGCCTCTGGCACGCTCCACGCCTTCACCCCGCAGATCAGCACGGTGAGCATGTCGTGCGTGGCGAGCGGATCGCCAACCGACTCCGCGGCCGTCGCATCGGCCTTCGCCGCGTCCACCGCCAGCTTCTCGGCCGCCGTGAAGTGCGCGACCATCTCCGGCCCCATGTCTTTCAGGGTGGCGACGGACGCGCGCGAGGACTGCTTCTTTGCGTCCTGTCGCTGCAACCACGACAGCTTGCGAATCGTGACCGTGACGGACGGATCGCTGGGGAGGGCGAGCGGTTTCGTGACGCGCGAAGCAAACATGCGGTTAACTCCAGGCGCCCGAGCCGGTCGGCTTGACCACGGCTTCGTACTCGGTCAGCCCCTTGTTCTTCCCGAGAATGGTGTACTTCTTCAGTCGCGTCTCGATCGTGAACGTGCCATTCGTGCCCCCGAACACGACGACGAGCGTTCGCGTGGCGTCCGCGGGCGAGTCGTCTACCTCGCGAAACACGACGTGAGGTCCACTCACGGCCGTGTCGTCGTAGAAGCCTTTAATGGAGACTTCATCGACCGTGCGGAATCCGGTCGGCGTGGACTCGCCCCAGATGTCCCCGAACGCAGACGTGTCAGCCTGCATCGACTCGATGGAGATTCCGCCGATGTCGGTGACGGCGTTCGTCATGGCGCGCAACACGCCTCCTGGTGCGTCGTCGTAAGAGATTGTGAGTGACGTCGATCCGAACATTGCCATGAGCTACCTCCGGGCGAACCCGAGAAACACCGTGATTGAGCCAGTGCCAGTCACGTCACCCGCGACTGCCAAATACCGATCCACTTGTCCCGCCGCCGTAATCGCCTCGGCAGCAGGCGCCGCCGTGACGTTCGTGAATGTGCAGAGGTCGGCATAGGTGACGTCATCCACCGAGTCCCGCACCTTGCCGACGTATGCGGTGAACCCGGAAAACGCGGTCACCTGCTGGAACCCGATGCCGCCGCCAGCGCTGTTCGCGCGCACAAGGGTGCCGCCCGTGCCGGCCACCGTGACCGCGACCGGCACGGTGAACGTGGTCGTGCTCGTGACCGTGACCGTCTGCTGGCCGTTAATCGCCGGGGTCGAGCCAGAGACGCCAGCAATCAGGATGATGTCGCCCGTGGTGAGGCCGTGCGCCACAGATGTCGTGACCACGGTCGGACTGGCAATCGAGTTCGACGTGATCGGAATCACGCGCTGGGCGGGATCGAGCGTGTAGTCGGTGTTGTCAGCCGCTTCCGTGTTCCAGTCGGCCGTTTTCGCCGCGAGGGATTGCAGAATGATCCCCTCGTCGCGTGCACCCGAAATGGTGTACTCGACGTCCGCATGCGTCAGATCCTTGTTCTTGCCGATCACGCTGTATTTGTGGCCGTAGGCGCCCGCGTAGCCGACAAACCGCTTACCGATCGTGTTGCCATCGAACGAGATGCAGACGACACGCGAGGTCGCCTGAGACGCGCTCAGCGCCGCGTGCGCGAGATTCGTGCCGGCGTCGAAGAAGGCGCCATCCTGCGCGACCGTGGCCCGCTTCATGCCCGTGGGCGTGAACTCCGCCCAGATGTCACCGAGGCCGTCCGTTTCGGCTTGCATGGCTTCGACCGACTCGCTGAGCCCCTGCACCTTCGAGCCGAGCAGCGAGTGACCGCCGACCAGCAGGAACCCGACGTTACTTGAGCCATACATCGCCATGCGCTACTCCTCGTCCTTCGCCGTCACGCGCGCGATGTCCCCGCGTTCGAGGTAGACCGCCGCAGACGCAGCCGGCATGTCGTCGCAACGGTCGCCCACGCCAACCACCTTGAAGGTCAGCGAGGCACGCTGCGCCTCCGTCATCTTCGACACGCCACCCGCCTTGACCACGGCCGCGACCGACGCGCCCACGGGGTAGCGAAAGCCGCGACGCACCACGACAAATCGATTAGCCACGGGACGCCTCCGCTGGAAACTCATACGCGCAGGACGAGCACACCTCGTGCGGCGTCCCAAACCCGGCCGACAACACACGCCGTGATTCATCCGCGCGACACCGCGGGCACCGGCCATCAGGGTCCACGAGCGGCACGGCGTCTGTGATCACCACGGTCTGTTTGTCCATCACGCTTCCTTCAGGTAGGTCCGAAACACGGCGACGGACTCTTGCACCTTGACGCCTTCAATCTCTTGATCGCGCAGCACCACGGTCTCGTCGTAGAACACCTGGCCGGCCTGCTGATAGCCGGTGACGGTGAGCGAGACATCGCGCAACAGTTCGATGGCCTTCGCGAGAATCGTTTGGCCTTGCTTCTCGCCCTGATACTGCGTGAACGCATGCACGCGGATGCCGACTTCGGGCATGCCGCCCGTGCCAAACCCGCGCACGTCACGCGGCTCGCCCACCTCGAACCAGACGAACGGATACGTGGGATTCCGTGGCACGTCGTCGTAGATCCGCGATCCCACTAGTGCCGTCATGCCGGCCACGTTAAGCGCCGCGTAGAGCGCCGCAGAGAGCGGGGAGAGTGATAGATACGCCATCACTGCACCGCCGCACAGGTGATCAGCATGCCCTGACGGTCGGCTTCAGGCTGCACACCGAGAATCTGGAACGTGAGCGCCGCGTGAGCCTCTGGCCAGCGCGGCGTCCAGAGCACCGTTTGACCCGCCGTGATGTCTCCGCGCACGCGCACACGAAACTGCATGCGCGCATGGGAGGCGACCGACTCGGCCTGGAACAGTTCCGTGGCGTCGCGCACAATCGGCTGTGCCGCAATCTTGCAGACCGTCGTGGCCGCGGCGGCAATACGGCCGCCCTGGTTGTCTGAGGTCAGCGCGGCACTCTGAATCGTCAGACGCTCTTTCAGTAGGCCGGCACGCATTACGCGGCCTCCCATGAGGGGCGCCGCTGGCTGATCCGGTGCGGCGCACAGAGCGATGCGATCGAGAACTGCAACGGCGTCGCGATCGTGCCGACCACGATCGGCTCGCGGTTCATGTAGGCGTGGCCCACGAGCAGCAGGATCGCCGCGCGCAGATCCGCAGGCACCGCCGCCGCGTCCGAGGTGCCCGTGATGTATTCAATCTGCACCGCGTCCTCGCGCGCGTAGACTACCGGCCAGGTCTGGGCATAAGCCAACGTGAGCACCGCAGGCTCAGAGAACGCAGGCACGGTGTAGACGGTCGACGCCACCGTGGTGAGCACGTTCGACGCGTCGTAATACTTGACGAACGTCACCGACGCCAGCGGCGCCGCCCTCGGCAGCCAGAGCCGCGCCGGGAACTCACAGAGGCTCACCTGGTGTGTCTGTGTCATCAGCGACCGCTCGGTGTATTCCTCCACCCATCGCACTGCGGACTGTATGTATTCAGACAGCAGATCATCTTCGTCCGTCACGCCGTTCTCGATGCGGCACTGCTGCTTCGCTAGCGACAGCGTGATCGGTTGGACCGTCGGATCAGTCTTGCGTGTGTGATTCAGCATTTGCGCTCCGGCACGGCGACCATCGCCACGGCGTAGCACGGGTACACGAGAGGACGCGGCCGACGAGGAAGCTTCTTCTTCGGTGCCGGCCGCGTCTTCATGGGGTTACAGCGGCTGCTGCGAAGCCAGCCCGCGCACAACGACCGCGTTGTATTTGCCGCCCGTCGTGGTGCCCGCGACCGTGACGGTCACGCGGATGTAGCGCTTGGCGCCCACATAGCTGATCTTCTGCACGCTGGCCGCCGTGATGGCGACCAGGGCTGTGCCGACGAGATCCGCCGCCGCGGCGTCGTTCCACGCCGAGTTGTCCGCGGACTCCTCCACCTTCGGCGTATGCGTGCCGTCCGTGATGGTGTCCGCGTTGATGATCACGAGGGCGCCGTCGTAGCCCTGGAGATCAATACCGGTGCCGTTGACGGTGGCGGTTCGGTTGCCCGTGGGCACCACCGTCGCCAGCGCGTTGAGTCGTGCTTCAAGATCACGCATGTCCGTTGTCTCCTTGTGTCTGCTGTGTCAGCCCGCGGACTATGCCGAGAACTTGAGGAACTTCACCGCGTCGAAGTTGACGACATCGCCACCCACGCGCTTACGCATGTAGAAACGGACGTTGGGCTTGTCGGTGTAGGGGTCCACGAGCAGCGACATCCCCACGCGGTCGACGACCGTGTAGCACTGCTTCATGTCGCCGAAGGCCACGGCCAGCGCGTTCGACGCGATGTCCACCATATCGACCACCACGCGCACGGGATAGCCCATGAACGTGTCGGGGATGTTGGCCTGGAACGAGGGCACAAACACGAACCGGCCCGTGGTCGAGGCGTCGGTCAACTGACGCATCGTGGACAGCGTGTTGCGGTTGCAGTAGAACGCCGACCCGCCCAGATAGTTCGGATTCATCTTATGGATGAGCGAGATGATCTTCTGGATGCCGTTCGGGTCCGTGCCGAACGTCGCGCCACCGGTCGCCACGTGCTCGAACACGCCCCACGCGCGGGTGGTGTCCGACGTGGTGTTCGTGGTGTAGCTCGCGAAGCCGCGGGGCTGCGTCACGCCGTTGCCGGTCGTGAAGCCGGCCGCTTCGAGCCGCGCGAACTTGTCGGCGGTGCGTCCCTGGAGCCAGCCCTGCACGTCGCGGTTGCTGTCTTCGAGCAGCTTCTGCGTGCTCTTGGGCATCGCGTAGAGTTCGTGGGCGACGATCCGGTACTTGCCGATGGTCGGATTCGCCGAGTCCGAGCGCGCGCCCGTCTCCGCGACCCAGCCGGCCGAGGCATCGTCGGTTTCGTTCTGGCCTTCGAGCGCGTCGGTGCCAATGGTCTCGACCGAGGCGAACTGACGAATCGGCGACAGTTCGAAGATGCGCTGCGCGATCCGGCCGCTGAGGTCAGGCGTCACCGTGTAGCCGCCGTCAGGGTCCGAGCCGACGGACAGGGCGCGCGTCTCTTCAGGCATCAGGCCGCGTTCGCCGCGACGCAGGTAGGCGGCGAAGGCCGCCTTGTAGCCCTCGTAGGTGGCGCCGTCCACGTCGCCCACGGCCGTGCCGCTGAGCGCCGCACGTGACCGCAGTTCGCGGGTGAACTGCGCGAGCAGACCGGTCGACTTCTCGTCCTTCGCGGGCGCCGACTGCGTGACTGCGATCCGATCCACGGTGGCGCGAATCTCGGCCAGCGCGACATCGCGCGCGGCTTCCTTCGCGTTGATGCTATCGTTGATGCGCGCCAGCTTGGCCTCGATCAGCGGGTCGACGGTGCCAGTCGCGGCTTCAGCGGCCTTCTGCGCCACGGTGTCGCGCAGCGTGGCGTAATCAGCGCGGAGCTGGTCATACAGCCCCTTGAGTTCCTGTTCCATGTCCTGTTACCTCTGAAGCGCCTGCACGGCGCTCGATTGTTCGCGGAGAAACGAGGCCACATCGCTGTAGCCAGGGATCGGCATCTCCGGCGCTACATCCCGCAGCGCACGAAAGCCTTTGGCGATGACGGTCATCGCCGCGGTTTTCGAGAACCCTGCATCCCGCAGGTATTTCTCGAAGTCGCGTTCCGTCACGTCCTCGGCACGCACGTCAGAGACGCGCGCGGGGTCGTTGGCGGGAAAAGTAACCAGGCTGCACTCAAACAACTGCACGTCGGTCAGCGTGCGAATCCCGGTGGTCTCATCGGTCTTAGACTTCCGTGTGCGGAAGCCGATCGACAGCCCGTCGAGTTCGCCTTCCTTCATCGCCGCATAGGTCGCTTTGACGCGATCCGTGCCCACGTCGAAGAGTCGGCCGCGCATAAACAAGCCGTGCTCGTCCTCGCGCATCTCTTCCCACTTCCCGATCGGCACCATGTCGTCGGCGTTCCCGCCGAAGAACCCGCCGCCGCCGTGTTGCAGGAGCAACTTGGGCAGCTTCTTGCCGGCCTTCCACTCCTTGAGCGTGGCCTTGAAGGCGCCCTTCGCAATGGTGTCGCCGTAGCTGTCGATCGTGTTGAACACCGAGCCATAGCCGGAGAACGTCATCTCCGCGGCGTCGTCCTCCGACTTGAACTCGAACGGCACGAACATCGATTCAGACTTCATGCGTTCACCACGGATTTCCCTGGCGCAGGCTGATACCCCAGAGGCACCAGGTTGGCCGGCTGCAAGTAGGTGTCTCCGTCTGGGATCGGGTTCATGTCCTCGAACATCCGCACATCGTTCGCGCTCAACGCGCCCATCTGGCGCATCTGCCAGTAGAAGGTCGCGCGGGCCGCCGAGTCGCCGCGGAGCAGCCCTTGCGGGTAGAACTTCACGCCAAAGCGGTCTCGGTTCACGAGCAGCGAGCGGTTCATCCGGTGTTCGAGGTTCACGATCAGCGGCAACAGCGTGTGCGTGTAGTAGCCGATCTGCTGCTGCTCGATGCCAGAGCCCCACGAGGTCGACTTCTCGGTGTCGCCGATCATGTGGGGTGGCACGTGGAACAGCCCGCAGATCTCGCCACGCTGAAACTGCCGCGTCTCGAGGAATTGCGCGTCCTCGGCTGTGACCGAGAGCGTGGACAGCTTCATGCCCTCTTCAAGCACCGCCACTTGGCTCTGATTCGATCCCGTGCCGTAGTTCGCGGCCCAGCTTTCCTCGAGCAGCTTCGCGGCCTTGCCGATCACTTTCGGGTGTTCGAGCACCACGCGCGGGACGCCGCCCCCGTTCCAGAAACGCGCGGCGTGGCTCTGCGTGGCGAGGGCGACCCCGAAGGTATCGCGCGCGTCCGCGAGCACCGACCGCCCGACTACACCGTTAGTGGACAGCCCGCGAACATGGAGGATGTCCCCCTGTGCGAACGTATACGTTCGAGACGCGTTCGCGGGTGTCCACTTGTAGGTGATCGCTAGGCTCGGCATGCCGGCCTGGTCGACGGTCACCTGATCGGGGTGCATCGGGATCAACTCGCTGATCTGCTCGCTGCCGTTGGAGGTGGCCGTGGACTTCACGATCAGGCTGTAGGCGTTCCCGCGCAGGAGCGCGTGCGCCACCTGCATCGAGCACCACTCGGGCCACGTCTGCCAACTATTCGGTTGCGAAAGAACCCGCCGCACCGGGTGAGTGACCGCGGGCTGTCGCACCCGCTCGCTCACACGTTCGATCACATCCACCGGTAGGCTCGACACGTCCCTGGCAATCAGCGACACGCACGACGCCACCGCGGCAATCTGCATGGCGGTCGATTCCGACACGTCCACGCCCGCCAAACTTCGCGTCCCTCGGACAAGGTGCTGCAACAGCTCATGCGATGAGCCAATCGATCGCGTCTCAAATAAGGCGCGCAGGGGATTCCTCATCAGCGCCGAGACTCAAGCCCACCAGCCACGAGCAGCAAGGCGCCCGATTCGAGGCAGGCCACGCCGATGCCCCACGTGAGATACACGCCGAGCGTGAGCAGGCAGAAACCCGCGTATAGGCAGACATCAGCCACCACGACACGCTAAGTATGGCAGTCGTCTACAGGCTAGGACTGCAAGATGTTGCGGGAACCACCATCACGCGAACGGTGACGGGTAACGTGGAGACGTTCAGCGCCGAGGCGATGGCCGCGACTGACTCATAGCGCACTTTGCGGCGACCGCCGAGCACGTGGTAGAACGACCGCTCGGACATCTCGGCGCGCGCGGCCACGTGGGCTGCCGAGAGACCAGACTCGTGCCAGGCGCGGCGAAGGACTGGCACATATGACGGCATCACGCGCCACCTCCGAACGTCACGAGTCCGCGCGTCTCGTAGATCGACTTGCTCCCATTGACGCCTGCCGCAATGGCGTCTGTGCGCGCTTCCCAACTCAGCACCGACGCCATCGCAAGGTCGATCTTCTGCGGCGAGTCCGGCCGTTCCTTCCGGATCAGCCACAGCGCTTTGCCTTGCTCGTCCCGCCAGCCCTTAATGTCCTCGCGGCGAGCATTGCCAAGATGCCGATGCAGCACGGGGTCGCCGCTGTGCGTGATCGTACCCTCGGCAATCGCCGTGGTGTAGTTCTCCAAAGCCGTCGACATCTGCCGGCGACGGTTGGTCAGCCACTCGATGACGCGCTCTTCCCCGAACTCGCCACGCCACGCGGCGATCCACGTCTGCCAGTACGGAGGATCGGCGTAGAGCCGCCAGACGTCATAACGGTTAAACAGGTCGCGCACCACGGCGTCGACTTCAGCGGTCGGCACCTGCCACGCGGGCCGGCCATCCTTGCCGTCATGGCCAGCCGGGCACTCCCACGCGCCAGCGACCCACTGATAGCCGGTCTCGACGTGCGTCGCGACGAGCCCCGTCGTGTCGTGGAACATCGCCCCGTCGAAGCCAAGCGTGATCAGGTCGCCGTCCATCACGGGACTGACCGGGACGGCGAGCTTCTTCCAGGCTTCGACGTTGAACGCCTGCGAGGCACCCTTGACGAGTCGGTTGCCGTAGACGCGTTCCCAATACGCCCGATCCGTCGTCGGGTCGTTCCACAACCCCACGATGGCATCGACATCGCTCCACTCAGCCGTCGGGCCTGACGCTTCCATGACTGCCGCACGCGCCCCCTCCTTCGTGGTCAAGTCGTGCTCGTCGCCCGCCTGCCGGTGGAAGAAATACAACTGGGCATCGGAGACGAGCCCGGCCTCGATCGCCTTGGCATAGTCCATCGTGGCTTCTGCGATCGATCCCGCACCAGGCTCAGGGGCCGTGGTGGTCTCCAGTGCCCACGCGTCCGCGATCTTGCGCTTGGGAAGATTCGCCATCATGGTCTGATGCGCCTGCTTTAACCGCGGCAGGGTCATCCGGTGCGTTTCATCGAAGCATTGAAACGTCGTGCGCGCACCGTCTCTGGCGTTCGGACTGCCGGCCAACGAGACCGCCTTGCCGGCGCCGTCCTTGCGCATGATGCGCTCCAGCCCGATGTCGAAGTCCTTGCCGATCGCGCTTTCCTCGAGGATGGCCTTAAGCGCCCCGTACGCCAGCTCGTCGCTCTGCTCTTCGGTGTAGGCCATCAGCACAACGAACGGGTCCGTCACCGGCCCGCCCACCGGCACCCACGCCCGAGACGGCTTGTCGTATTCCCAGTCGATACACCGCACGGGCGCCTCGTGGTGGAGCTCGGCCGCCGCAATCCACGCAGAGAACTCTGTCTTGGCAGTGCCCTTCCTCATCGAAAGCGCGCATCGCTTGAACCTGCGCCGGCCGGCATGGGGATGCTCCCGTGGGAACACCTCATACATCCGGTAGATGAGCGCCCGCTTCTCGTCGTCCAGCACGGCCGGCTGACCACGGAGGTCGCCAGGGCCGAAACACAATTCCCGCTCGATCCATTCGCAGACGCCAGGCCCTAACGTCGGGAAGAGCGCGTCGTCCGCAGGGACCGTGAGAATCACGCGGGCTCCGCAGGGTGGCAGGATGGCATTTTCTGGCCTGAATCTGTCACTTCACCATCGACAGCACATGCCGCGGATCGTGCGTGCCGGTGCGCTTCCGCTGCTGGTCAATACGCCGCGCCGTCTTCTGGCCGGCTTCGTCGGCACGAGCGACCTCCCATTGCAACCGGCTCCGGTCCAGCGGGCTCAGCCCGAACCGCTGCTCCTGTAGCCGGATCTCGGCCATCACCTTCGTGTCGCCCTTGTTGAACTCGTCCCACAGCACCGCGAGCCTACCCATGGCGTCCACGTCCGTGTCGAGCCACTGACTCGCCATCGGAGACGCCCACGCGTTCTTCCATGCGCGCAAGGTCAGCTCGTGCCACTCGCGGCCGTCAGGATTCGGGATCTTTAGGATGCGTGGCCGCTCGGGCGCCTCGATCGTGGCGCTGCCAGACTTCCGATTCGTGCGCTGCCGGAGGTGCGCTGGCTTCGGGGCTGGGCCACTCATGACGACTTTTCCAACCCGTAGCGAGGATAAAGAGCCTGCGGCACGGCCCTTGGAGTCGGGGCGCCATGGATTTGCCCGCCCCCGTCGCCACCGAGCGGCATCGTTGCGCCCTTCGCGCCGTTGCAGGCTCGGCATGCGCACTGTGTGTTGGCCTGCGAGTGCACACCGCCACGGGCAAGCGGAACGATGTGGTCTAACTCTGGCGCGTTGCCCTGTAGTGTTCCCCTGTGGGATCGCGGTGTGTCGCACCCACAGAGCTGGCACACCCACCCATCGCGGTCGAACACTGAGTACGGGTCGAAACGTTCACCATTACGGGGCTTCGTGTCTACGAGTAGCCGGCCGCTGATACCGCGTGGGCCGTCCTTGCGCTTGGGACCAGGGCGGACACCACCGTGCCCCATCACAGCCCCGCCTGAGATTTGGCCGCGCCACACGATCGGCAGAGAGCTTGCCAGTTCTCATCTCGATCCCAGAACAGATCGGGGCGTGCATGCACGGGGATCACGTGGTCGGTCTGATAGGCGGAAACGACTCGGCCGGCATCGTGACATCGGCTCATCACAGGACGAAGGCCACGTGGACGCATCCCGCATAGAGGAAATTCACGTCTGAACCTCGCAGATTCACGGTCCCACTTTTGGTCGTAGAGCCCGCCAAGGCGCTGGCGGAAGCTGCCGCGCATGCGGTCTGCCTGTCCAGCACATGCGGGGCATCGCCCCTTGGGCACCAGGGTGGTGCAGCGTGTGCCAGGTCTACCTAAGCAGGGGGTGAGCCGACGTGGGGGGGTGCCTATAGATGTGGTGCTCACGCTGGCACCACGCATGCAGTCATCTCGGTATGCCCGAGGCACGCGAGACGCCCATACCACACGTGATGCGCTCGGATGCCCCAGATGACGCCGCGCGTGCCACTGTAGGGAGCGCGGTGCCTCTCAGTGTCGTGCGGTTCCCCACCTACCCCATCACGCAGTATGTGCTGATGCTGCCCCAATGAGGGGACCGCTGCATGAGCGGGGGCCACCATGAGGGTCAGCGGCGTGCGCGGACGGGGCACGCTACTGAGTCTACCATAGATGAGCCTCATTCTGACGTGAGCTTGGCGAGTTCGGCGCGCAACTCCTGAATCTCCTCCGCCATGCCGTCGATGACCTCTTTGCCGGTCTGCTCGGCGTGGGTGAGGGCGGCTTGGGCGTCGTCGTAGCGGACCCATCCGCCGTCAGGGTATGCCTGTGCCTCAGCGTTGTGGTCATTGTTGCAGACGAACTCGTAGCGTGTCAGTGTCTCGCTCATCGTGGGGGCTCCGGCAGGTTCTTAAAGTCGTGCGCGAACGCCGTGCATTTCGTCACCCGTGGCGGCGTGTCCACGGGAGCCGGGGGCGTGGCGTGCCATGCGTCCACGCACCCAGTCTCATCGCCGATACACTGCCCGACTCGCCTGAACTGAGGGTCGAGCGAACCGCATGTCGGACACGTCTTCGACTGAACTGGCGGGGGCGGCTCCGTGGCGGCGAGGAGGGCGACACGGTTGGCGATGAACATGCGGGCTGACTCGACGGCGAACCAGTCGTCTGAGTCAGTTTCGTAGGTGTCGCGGAACTCGGCCAGCGCGTCAGTGTGTTCCTTGTCGGTCATCGTCTCCACCTTCCTACGGCCCTGTGGGGCCAGACCTACGCGCTCACAAGTTGCTGCGTTCGCAGCCAATCCGCGAACGACACGCCATCATCGAGATACACATCCGCGACCCACCGGGCGAACGTCTGCTGATCCCGATACGTCTGCACGAGCACCTTTGGGCGATGCAGGAAGAGCGTCGAGACGCTACTCCGTGTCCGTATCCCCTCGGGCGTGTTCATCTCTGCCGTGTTCACGCCGCGCACGCGAATGTGCTGCTTGGTTGAGACACGGAAACCGAGATCGATGGTCACGACCAGCGTGTCCCCGTCTACCACGCGATCCACGCGCCCAGCATAGATGTAGATCGGGCTGGTCATGCGTTCGCCTCGCGTTTCATACCCGCCACCAACGCGCCCATCTGCTCCGCTGTGGTGACGAAGTGGATCGGGCAGCCACGGGCCACGAGCTTGGCTTGTGAGTCTGTCAAGCCGCCCCCCGGCGACTTCGTTTCGACCAATCGCACGACTGGTCCAAGCCACACGAGAAGATCAATTGCGCCGCCCAGTGGGGCCACTTCCACGCCGAGGCGCTTGGCCTCTGCCGTGAGGGCTTTGGACGTGGTGTCCACCTTCTTGCCGGCGTAGACGGGCCTCACTGCGCGACCCACGTCCATAGCGTGCGGCTGCTCTTCCGCCCGTCTGGATGCGTCACGCTCACCCGCCCACGAGCGCCGATGCAGCCTGGCTGCATGTCGAGCCAGTCGTTGCGCCGGCCGCAAATTGTGGCGAGCGGCCAGCCGAGCTTCTGCGCTGCGCCCTGGTCGGTCAGCGGACCCAGCATGAGCAGCGCCCGATACTCCGCCATCTGCGGCGTCGCCTTCTGACGGGCGGCTCGCAGGCCAGAGCGGCGCGACGCGATAGCACTCGGGGCCATCGTGACACGTTGCGGCGCGTCGAAAATACTCGGCTGTGTCATGCCGCACGCTCCCGTCTCGACCACCGCGCCGAGGGCCACGCCTTCTCGCTCGCATATTGCGGCGCTCGCACGTAGAGCTGATCCCACTCGCGCATTCCACGACTCCGCACGGGATTGTGCCGATGCCCCGCCGTCACCAGCACGCCCCACTTGAGCGCGAACATGATCGCCGTGGCGAGTGGACGCGCCGGCACGCGGAGCAGGTATGCGAGTTCGCGTGTGGTGCGCGGGAACTCCAATGCCACCCAGATGCGATCCTTCGCGTGGTGGACCGCGCCACCCTTGGCGTTCTCCTGGGCGCGCTGCGAGGCCGTGAGACGCGGCGGCGTGGTCGGCGTCACCACGGGGGCCACACGGACCGGAGGAGTCCTCAGCACGCTCGTGGGCAGCGTGGGCGGGAACAGTAGCCGACCGAGCGGGCGGGCATCAGTACCGTCCCACACGACTTCCATGTGTTCACTCATGACGCACGCTCCTGTCGGCGTTCCACATCGGAGAACCGCATCGAGGGCGCATGCCACGCCATCTCAATCACGCGATTCGCTTGGCCGTTGCGCTGCTTCGCCACGATCAGTTCAGCAATCTCGCCGTCCTCGAATCGTCCGCTCTCGGTGGCTTTGTTCGGGCGGTGAATCAGAATCACCACGTCGGCATCCTGCTCAATCGACCCGCCATCGCGGAGGTTGTGCAGTTGTGGCCGAGACGTGGCCCCCGACTTCGCGCTGTCCCGCGTCAACTGCGACAACGCCACGAGCGGCACGTTGAGTTCTTTCGCGAGCGCCTTGAGCCGGCCGCTGATTTGGGTAATCTCTTGCGTGCGGTTCTCCGCGCCCGTGCCGTGAATCAGTTGCAGGTAATCCACGAAGATGATGCCCGCGCCGTAGCGATGCGCCAGCCGGCGAATCTTCGCGCACAGCCCCGCGATGCTCTGCCCGCCTACGTCGTCAATCGCCAGCCGGCGTTCTGATAGGCGCTGTGTCGCATCGCCCACACGCCGCATCTCGTGCGGTTGTAATCCCCCTGTCAGGAGCTTGAACGCATCCACTTTCGCTTCGAGCGCCACGAGCCGAAAACCCACCGACAGCCGTGACATTTCGAGCGAGACGACCGCCGCGAACGTGTGCTGACTCGCCTCATTGGCGAACTGCATCATCAGCGACGTTTTGCCGTCGCTCGGCCGGCCAGCAATCACGATGAGGTCTGACGGTTGCCAGCCCCGCGTGAGATTGTCAATGGACGCCAGCCCACACGGCACACCGGAGACGACGCGCTTCTCGGTGGACGCCCGCTCGATGGCCCGCGCAGTTTCGATCATCCAGTCCGACGCCAGCACGAACTCGCCACGAGCGTGATCCCGGCCGAGCGCCATCAGCCGCGACTCGGCCAACCCGATCACGTCCTCGACGTCCTGGTTGTCGTAGGCGTCCTCGATGGTTTGGTTGGCCTGGGCGATAAGGTCGCGGAGTTGCGCTTTCTCGCGCACGATGCGAGCGTAGCCCTCGACGTTGAGCGCCCGAGGCACGCCGTCCACGAGCCCCGACAGGTAGAGCATCCCGCCCACGTCCTCGAGCTTGCCAAGGCGTTCCAGTTCGCTCCTGAGCGTGATGGCGTCAGGCACGCCCTTGGACCCGCGCACGGTGCCGATCGCCTCCCAAATCGTCCGGTGGGCCGGTCGGAAGAACGCCACAGCCCGCAGGCCCGCGCCCTCGGCGACATCGGCCATCTCGGCATCGAGCAACACCGCGCCGAGCACCGCCCGCTCCGCCAGTAGGTCGTGCGGAATCACGCGCGCGCTCATGACGGACGCGCCGCCCGACGCTCGGCCGCGATCTCGGCCTGGATTTGCGAGAAGGTGCGATACGTGCCGTCCGCTTTGGCCTTCGCCTCAGCCGCATCCACCGCGGCCCGCACGCGGGCGTTTTCGTCGAGCACCTCGGACGCCGGCCGGTAGCCGTCGCTGACTTTCGGCCGTCGGAACGCCGCCCACTCGTCGTCGAGCCAGCCGAGGAAGCCTTGCGCCGGGGCCTCGGATTTGTCGCGCTCAAGCCGCGCCGTGAGCGCCTTCGCGAATGCGACAATCTCGGCCTCGGTCGCCTTGCCGTTGCTGGCCTTGAGCGCCTTCCGCGCCCAGCCGTCAGGGATGTCGAAGATCGGACCCTCCCAGAAGACGCTCCCGTTCGGAGCTTTGACGAGCGCATGGCCGTAAGGGTTCGGGCGACGCGCCACAAACCGCGGCTCCTGCGCTGGTTTCGCGTGCGTGAGCACCGACACACGCGGTTCTGTCTGTTGCGTAGCAACAGATGAAAGTGAAAGTGAAGAGCCATCGCCAAGCATGGGTTTAGCCATCGCTTCCGGCAATGCTTGAGCATTGCTTACGGCATTGCTTACGGCATTGCTTGGAGCATCCTTACTCCATCGCGCCGCCGCCCCTTTTGCGCCACGCTCGGACGCCTTCGACTGCCACTCTTCCTTATTGGCGCGCACGACTTCAAGGCGCGGATTCCGATACAGGCCGTCGTCGCCCTTGGTGAACTTCGGCGCGAGGGCCGTCCAATACTTCTTGGCGTCTGCCGGCGTGCAACGCATCACCTGGGCGAGCCGCTTTGGTTCATCTGCCGGCACGCCGCCAGAGGCCCACTGGTGCCATAGGCAGTCGATGTAGACGCCACGCTCGGCCGGCGTGAAGGCCATCGTGCCGGTCTGAAAATCCTGTCCATAGAACGGAAACGAGGGGGGCTTCGACGCCATTACTCGATCCCTAACTGCCGGGTAATGGCGTCGATCTCGCGCTGCACGAGCACCGTCGCACGGCGCAATTCCAGCAACCGTCGAGACAGTGAAACCAGCCGCTCAGCGGCCAAAATGTCAGTGGAATGCGTGTGAGATACCGGCAGACTGCCGGCAGATGGTAGGATGTCGTGAGCCATCCGAGCCCCCTTCTTGGGTTCGTTGGTCAGGGGGCGTATCCGGGCCTGATACCCCGGTGCGCTCCCGACTTTTAGTTGCTGCAAGCCTAGCACAACCGCACGTCCTTTTGCTGAGAAATCTGCGCGATCTTCGCGTGTTTCTTCGCCCCCGAAATTTCGGCTAGGACTCGCCCACTCGTCACGGTCAGATAGCTCGCCGTGCCGGTCACGACCACGCGGCCGTCATGGATGTCCTGGTGACACGAGCCGCACACCGTGATCAGGTTCTCGACGTGGTGCGCCCCTCCGCGAGATCTGAAAACAATGTGGTGATGCTGCGGCGCGCCCATCCACGAGGTCGCGCGGCCGAGGCACACCTGGCAGATACCGCCGTCACGGGCATCGACAAGCGCGCACACGCTGCGGTAGGTGCGTGCCTTCGCGTTAGTGCGGGCGCGCTTCAGGCGAGCGGCATCGCCGCGCATCGGCTTCTCGCACCTCATGCGGCCCCCGCTTTCCGCTCCTGGTATTTCGCTTCCAGCCACGTCGCCACGCGGTCATGCGAGCCCCAGCACACCAGCGGAATGTCGTTGTAGATATACCGGCAGATCCCTTGCAGGTGCTGGAGGCTATCGGGGTCCGCACGGCCCACCGCGTGGAAGAGATCATTCGTGAGCACGGCCGTGAGGAACTGGCCCGGAGGCACGCCGTGATCCACGTAGGCGCGGATGGACAAGATCGCGTCGTCGTAACTCATGCGGCACCCGCCAGTCGCCGTTCCCACTCGCGTTCATCCGGTAGCGGAATCACGATGCCGAGATGGGCCGAGGCGTAGCGCACCGCCCACTCCATGAACTCGCTGAACACCTTCGTGCTCATGTTCCGGCTGGAGACGATGTTTGGAATCTCCACGCCCATGCGATCGTCCTGGTGTGTGCCGCCGAACGTCTGCACCAGCGCGTAGTGGAGCGATTCGTGCTCGTGCTTGTCGTAGCCCAATTCCTGCGCCATCAACGGAATAGCCAGCCCCCACCACCACGCGAGCTGAGCCGCGCTCCGGGTGGACTTGCGCGCTCGCACTACCAGCTCGACGCGCTGGCCTTCCAGTGGGCGCAGGGCGGCGGCATGACGGCCAGGGAGGTCCGGCACGAACGCGCCATCAAGCACGATGCCGTAGACGGGCGTAGTCACCGCACGCGCTCCGCAATCCGCCGCACGGTCACGTTGGCTTCACGGTCAGCCACGACACGCTGCGCCTCACGCGCCTGGCGCTCAGCCACCATGCGCGCATGCTCCGCTGTCAACGCCACCGCATGACGCGCACGCTTTGCCACGATCTCGGCGTCGATGATGCTCGGCCAGAGGCTCACTGTGGCGGCTCCGGTAGGGGCATCCAATGCGTCGGGGAGAGTTGGAACCCCTCGCCGTCGTCTTCCCACTGCGCCGGGAGGGCGATGTCGAAGACTTCACCGGCTGGCAAGCCCGCGAACCAGTGGCCGATCTTGACCCGTGAGTACGGCCCCGCCTCAAAGAGTAGGAGGTTCACGTCTTCGTCCTTCGGCGCGGTGTCTATCGGTTGCCACGCGCTCACCGCCACTCCTCCTGCGCTTCATCAATGCGCCGGTCTACGTCGGCATCCGCAGCGGCCTGCTCGGCCTCGGGGGAGTGCGCCGACTGCCACGCCTGGATCTCGCCAATGAGCGCGTCAACGCGACGCTCCCAGTCGGCATACGGCGCTTTCGCGCCTGCGTCCAGGTCGAGATAGCCGATCTTGTTGATCGCATCCCACAGGTCGGACAGCACGTCATCGAGTGGGCCGGTCATGGCTGCTCCTTTCGTGGCTCCGCCACCGTGCGCGACTGCGACGAGTCGTAGAGCCGCGCATACGCTTGCTCGTGGGCGCGGTCGAGACAGCGGCGGCAGATAGGCGCGCCCCACTCGTCCGTCGTGGTCGCCTTGCGGTCTAGGCATGTCTCGCAATTAATTCCACTCACGGTGCACCCGCCCTACGCGCCATGGTTCGACGCATGACTCCGCATTTCCTACACATCGACACAAGCCCGTCTTTACTGCCTGACGACCGGCGATGGAACTCAGACTTCCGCAAAGCCAGACGACACAAATTGCAGTATTTGTCGGTGTTGGGATTACCCCCAACGCGAACGACAGAAGCCCTCTTGTGAAGGAGAAAATGATACGCATCGTCTTGGCAAATAACCAGATTGCCGCGCGCGTTATTGGATGGGTTCCCGTCGACATGATGGACTCTGGCGGCAGGCGGTAATTGTTTCCCAAGCGCGCGCTCGCAAATAACCCGATGTTCTCGCCTACTGACGCGCTTGTTTCCAACGAGCACCACGATGGCCTTGTATTTACGTCGGCAGGTCATGCGCGCACCAGCGGCTTGAGCAGGCCGATGCGTTCCCCGAGTTGGCGGGTCAGCAAGACATCGCTTTCGCAATGCTTTTTGATGGCGTCCCAGTTCCCCACCGCGTGCAGCTCGGCAATCTCCTTGCCGCTGAAGGCGTCGTCGGTGTTCAGGCCGAAGCGGCGCGCAAACCACGTCAGCGAGCGGTAATCCAGCGCGCCGTCGAACGTGAGGATCTTGAGGATGTCGGGATGGGGACTCCGGTAGCGGTCGATGTTCAGGGCCGGATACGGCACGCCCAGCAACCGCGAGCGCACCATCAGCACCGGGAGGTCGAACGACCGCCCGTTGAACGTCACCAACGACTCGACAGCGTTCGTGCGGCGGTCCCACACCCGGCCCCAGAACTCGGCCAGAATCTCCCGCTCCATCGCGTCCCCGTTGGCGATATGCACCTGTGCCGTCTCATCCCCCTCGTAGCACCAGCCCAGCGCAATCACGCGCGCGGTGTAGGGGTAGAGGCCCGCCTTGTCGCGCTGCTTCGCTTCGGCCTTGGCGATGTAGTCGGCTATCGCCTCAGGTCGCGTGTAGTTGGCCGGTGCAGACACCGGCTCAATGTCGATGCCGTCAACCGCAAGCGTCTCGATGTCACAGACCACCATCACGGCACCTCAGAACGGAATTTCGTCGTCGGTGATGGGCGACGGCGCTTCGTCGTGCTGCCCGTCCGTGCGGTCCTGGTGCCGCACGTAGTCACGCACGGCCGGTGCCGCCATCCCCTTCGGTAGGGACATCACGCCCGCCACGTTGGCGTAGGTGTCGCCACCGCTCTGGTTGTGAATGACGTTCAGCAGGCAGGACTTGCCGAGAATCGTCTCGACATCGAAGCGGTGCAGCTCGTCCTCGGTGAACTTCCGCCCGCGCCAGCTTTCCAGGTCTTTCCGCAGGCCAGACTTCTCGTGCAGGCTGAGCGTGTAGCGGCGAGAGACGAGATACGGCTTGCCGTCGTCGCGGGGCTCATCAATCTGCCACGAGATGAGCACCTTGTGCTGCCGCTTCGTCTCGTTCTGCCACTTGACTTCCAACACGCCCAGGTCGCGCACGTCGCAGCACACCGCCGCGTAGGCACCAGCCGGGGCTGGGGTGAACTTGGTGCCACTTCCGGCACTCGCATAAATCGGCATCACGCGCTCCTATCGAATCGAGCCGCCAACGCGGCACCCTTGGTTTCGTCGTCGGCCATCTGCACACGGTTGAGTACCGTCACGAACGCCGCCGCCAACTGCTCAAAGGTGGCGTCCTCCATCTCGACCTCCGCGCACTTGCCGCACGACTCTTTCAGCAGCCCGTGCTCGAAGCACCACTCGGCCTCGTCAGGCCACTCTCTTTCCCGTGGGTCCGTCAGGCCGGTGACACTGCGGCTCACCGCGCGGCCTCGTCTTCCATCGCGTTCCTGAGAATGCTGATGGCGTGCAGCGTCACGGTGGCGTTGGCGTCGTCCATGCTCCGACCGAGCCGGGTGATGGCGCTCACGAGCCACTTGTGGGGCGCGCGCTGTTCAATGCGGTGGATCAGGCTGTTCATGGCCGCACCGCCTCACGCGCCGCCGTCTCAGCGCGCTCCATGGCCTCTTCCGTGTCCAGCGCCCACGGCACCAGCACGCCAAGCACCACGCTCCACAGCAGCACCGCCAGCGCCAGCGGGAGCCACGCGCCCACGGACGGCGTCGTCACTGTGCCCCCCACGCCAGCCACACGGCCGCAATCACCAGCCCGATGAAGAGCGCCGTGCCACACATCGACGCCAGCGCACGGGAGAACAGCCGAGTCTCCTGCTCCATCTGCGGGAATGGGACGATCCGAGGTTCACCGTGAGCGAGCTTGTCGTAAGGCATGGGGTCTCCTTTAGCTGGCGTGACGGAGGGCGTGAGCCGTGCGAGTCTTGATGTCTTGCGCTGTGCCGTAGGCGCGGAGCGTGACGCCGCAGTAGTGGACGCGCCGGCCAAGCGAAGGCAGGCGGTGCGTGGGTAACGTGCCGGCCTTCTCGTAGTTCTGAAACGCGCGCAGGCTGATGCCGAGATAGGCGGCGCCCTGACCGGCCGAGCAGATGTCTGGCACGTCGGCGCGGGTCATGCCGTCACCGCCCGATACGTGACCGTGGTTTCGACCACGCAGCCGTCCGCGTCGCGGGCCTGCTCAATGGCGAACGGGCCGTGCAGCTTGGTCGCGTAGATGCGGTGAAGCTGAATGCTCTCGGTGCCCGCCAGCCAGCGCGAGAGCTGCGACTTGTCGATGCCGAGCAGATCCGCCGCTTCCTTGTCGCTCAGCCCGACGATGCCAATGGCGCGGCGAAGAGCCAGGCCGACCGGCTCGCGCGAGGGCACCTCAACGCCGTTGAGCACCTTCGCCATGCGCGGGCGAACGCGCTCAAGTCTGTGGCGTGGCGTGACGGGTTCGGCGTTGAGCATGCTGTGCCTCATGGAATCACCCACCCCAGTTGAGAGAGACGCCGACCGGATTGCGCGCCTGACCGTGCTCAAGGCTCGCGTCGAACTGGCCCGCGAGTTTCTGGCCTTGGCAGTCGCTGCGCTGAGGGAGGAACTGCGCCATGACTAGGCGCTCACCCGCTCTGGGGCCAGTGATTCCACCGGGATGTTGGCGGCCTTGGCCATTCGGAGCGCCAGCGAAAAACTGGGAACGGCCTTGCCGGCAAGCACCCGCGACACCATGTTCTGGTGGCACCCGGCGCGCGCCGCGAAGTGCGCCTGTGTTTCACCGCTGGCCTCGAAGAAGGCTTGGAGCGTGGGATACCGTTTCGCCATGGGTGTGAATATACACACCGTGAATGGCCCTGTCAAGCCCATGCTTTCCAGGGCTACACTCGGCGCCGTGGGGGCCATCGAAGACGGCGTGCGCCGCACCATCACGGCATGGATGTCCGCGCGGGCGGTGACAAAGACCGCGCTCGGCACGGCTGTCGGCCGCAATCAGCCGTGGGTCACGCGCTACCTCGATGGCGAATTCGGGGCCGACCTAGAGACGCTCCAGCGTGTTGCCGATTTCTTCGGAGAACCGATCACCGCGTTGTTCCCGGCCGTCACCGAGGACGATGCCGGCGAGGTCGTAAACCGCTTCAGGGCGACTACGCCGCCGCGCCGCGCCTTGGTGCTCGGCCTGCTGCGAGAGTGGACACCAGACACCCTGACGAAGCTGGAACACGGCGGACGGCCACGGCACTCTCGCGCGCGATCGCGAACACTAAGCGACGAATCGAAGGACTGATCGCGCGCAACACAAGCAGGTGCCGTCGTTCGGCCGTCGAGAGGATCATCTAGTGCCTCCGGAATCGAGAAGCCGGGAATCTACACGTTCCATCGAAGCGAAGCAATAGGCGCAAACTGTGAACTTCTGGCCTGAAAACGACAATGCGCAGTTTGGGCCCCGTCCGAAGCAATAAACCCGATCGCGGTGTACGAAACACCGCCGCGCGGCGTTCTTGTGTGATCACCCTTGCCCCAAAGGAGCGACACAATGGGCCACAAAGGCTGCACCGACTGCGGGAAGACCATGAAGGACGACGGATCGGCGTGTCCCCACTGTGGGCTCACCGAGGCCCAGATCGCGGGCCGTGGTGGGCGGTTCCTCTGCACGACCTGCGGCGCCGTGACGAACCCCGTCACCATCACGAAAGGCAGCTTCCTGATCGAACTCGTGCTCTGGCTGATGATGATTCTGCCGGGGCTGGTCTACTCGATCTGGCGGCTCACCTCGCGGATCACCGCATGCCCCGCCTGTAAGAATCCCACGCTGATCCCGCTCGCGTCGCCGGTCGCACAGGCCACGCTCGCACGTCGATGAGCCCGCGACGCACTGCGAAGGTGCTGCCCTTCCCAGTCCCACGCCCTGCCCCACTACCGCCACCGCCCATCGTAGACATCGCCGTCACGCGCGCCGACGACGGCCTCGTCATCAGCGTGGCCCTGTCGCTGCCAGACGAGCCATGAGCCCACGCGGGCCACGCGAGCGAGTGGCGCTCGGCATCTACAAGGACGCCCTCGGCTATGAAGCCCGCGCGCACGCCGCAGGCCGGAGCCGTGCCGAGCGGTTCCCCGCGGACGCCAAGCTCGGCGACATCAAGACGTGGCAGGATGACACGCGCCGCGACCTCCGCGCCGCGGGCCGTGCCCAGAAGTCCGACCTGCCCCCCGGCACGCTGGCCGGTGACGTGCTGGCCCATCTCGCCACGCTCCCCGCCCAGACACGCCGCCACACGCGCCCCGACTACGCCGCCTGGCTCACGCCTGCCCTGGCCCGCAAGCCCCGCGCCAGCATTACGCTCACCCAGCTCCGCACGCTCATCTCGAGCTGGCTGGATGCCGGCGTGGCCGCGTCCACCATCAACCACCGCATTCGGGCGCTCAGGACGCTCTACGAGGCCATCGACGGGACGGACCCGCCCGTCATGCCCCGCAGGCTGTCACGCCAGCGAGAGGCCGACGTGGTGGCCCGAGCGGCGGATATGGGACTCCTCAGCGCCATCATCGACGGGATGCGCGACTACCCCGATCCGCGCCACCCGCGAGAACCGAGCAAAGCGAAGGCGCGTTTACGACTGATGCTCTGGACGGGCGTCAGTCCCGCCACGATGATCCGCATGGGCGCGCACGCGATTGACCTGACGCGGCAAGAGATCAGCTTCCCCGCCCGCAGGAAAGGACGCGGGGCCAACGCCGTGACGTTGCCGCTGGTAGACCCCGAAGGCGTGGACGCGGCGCGTGGCTGGCTCCGCGCGCATGCGTGGATGGCGTTCGACCGCCGCCGCCTGTCCGCGCTGTTTCGCGGAGCCGTGCGTGCCTACGCCAAGGCACACCCCGACGTGGCGATCCCCGCAGGGCTGCGCATGCACGACTTACGGCACAGCTTCCTCACGTGGCTGGCGGCGAAGACGGTCACGCCTGAGACGCCGGCCGGGAACCCCTACGTCGTGCAGCTCTACGGCCAGCATCAGGACTTGACCACGACGCGCCGCTACATGCTCGCGGTCATCCCCGAGATGGTGCGCCAGGTGCTCAGGAAGTGAGGGGGTGGAGCCGGTGCCACTCGTGGGAATGGCTGAGTGATGGCGGCTCAGAGCATGCGGCACGCCGCCTGATGGCCCGCCGCTCTTCCCGTGTGCTCACGGTCCCGGCATCCGCAGAATACCACGCCGCCGTGCCACGGTCCGTGCCACGGAAATGACTTCTACCCGGTGCGTGGCACTGCGTTTACGTGCGCTCGGGCTGGCAGGCCATGTGCGGAAACCTCAATAAATACGCGGAAAGTGGTGCGCCCGGGCAGAATTGAACTGCCGACCCCCCGCTTAGGAGGCGGAAATAGTCAATCCTTGTAACTCGTTGACCTGCGGTCAGTTAGTATCTGACTATCTGGCCCGTGCCACGGTCGCGTGCCACGGATACCTGATTCTGCGTAGTCATTATGTCGGGTTGCGTGGCGAGTGCGTGCGGCACGGCTGGCACGTCTGGGCGTTCTGGATGAGCATGCCGCACCCGCCGAGGCAGGGCTGCGCGGCGGCCCGCTTCTCATCGTAGGTCGGCGCGCTGTAGCCGGTCGCGTCCTCCACGCTGGCGTAGGTCGCCTGCTCGGGCGTGTTCCCGTTCGGGGTCATGACAGAAAAATGTATACGTTTTTCTGACACATCTTCCCGTTCGGGAACGGCGGCCATCTCTTCCAGCCGCGCGAGCATCGCCGCATTCGCCAGGATCGCGCCGAGGTGGTCGTCGGTCTGGTCCCCAGACGCATACTGAACGCAGTGGAGTACAAGGTGGTTCCTGCGGTCCATGATGAACGCAGGATCGTCTACACCGCGCTCATAGTTGCGCGCACCGTGAGATGTTGCGCCTAGCGCCATACGCGCAGCTAGGCGCAACAATGCGGCGAGGGGCACGAGGTCGAGACGCGGGGCGGCTTCCGAACTCTTGGCACCAGAGGCGAATGTTTTCATGGTAAATTTCTCGGTGAGGCGGCGGCGTGGATGGACACGCAGACCCTAGAGCCACTGGTAGAACGGCAAACGTGGGCCAGAAGGGTGTTTGCACAGCCGGTATCAAGCCCGGCCCGCCTCACTCTCCAACATCAGGCCACAGCACGACTTCGGACAGCTCGAGCATAATCGCGTCGGCAATCGCGGCGCGCACGACATCAGGTGCCGGCGCGTCGTCGTGCTTGTGGGCACGCCGCCAGCCCAGTTCAACGCCGCGCTCCACGGCATCATCGATCACGCGGTAGGTGTTCAGTTTCAGCGTGTTCATGGCACAATCATTGTTGCCGCTGGCGCGAACTGACGCGCCGCTGGTTCGACGAGCGGGCCTGTGTGCCCGTGTGGCGCCGACAAGACACGAACACGTTCGGTGGCCACGTTGATTCGGGTAGCATGTCGAAAGGCGTGCGGCGGCTCCATTTACTCGTCCACCTTCCGCACGCCACGGCGCTTCTTCGCCACGCGACGGTAGAGCGCGAACATGATCCGCCGCTCCTGCGCCGTCATGCCATAGACCAGATTAGACGCCGTATCGCTGACACGCCTCTCGCCCCACTTCGGAAAGCGACGATGTAACACTTCGTGGATAGCGGTATCGACCGTGCCAGGCACCGGATCAACGAAGATGCGCCCGTCGTTCTCGCACACGCCATCGAACACGCCGGAGTCGCCCTCGAGGTGCATCTCGGTGATGCGGCCCTTCTTCATCTCGTCGGCCACTACCAGCAGCAATGCGGAGCGTAGCTCTGGCTTCATGCGAGCCACCATGCGCGCAGCGCGCCCCACGCCATCAGCCACAGATACGCGGCGCCAAAGAACGCCAACGGAGACCCAATCACGATAGGCACGAGCCATTGACCGAGCGCATCGCCTGAATCGCAGGACGCAGGCGGCATCACGAGGCGATTGGGGTTGCCCCTCACGCGGCCCTCAGCACGGGGTCGAGCCAGTGGAAGCGCACAGACGCGAGGTCGGTCACGCCGTCGTGCTGGGTCAGCGTGACGTAGCCGAGGCGTTGCCCGCGCCCGAAAATCTTGGCGTCGAGCTGATAGCCCATCGTGCCGCAGAGCGCCCCGCCCTCAACGAGCAGCTTGTCTGACCGCCACGGGAACATCCCGAGCTGGTGCGTGTGCGCCTGGACGAGCACCCGCCACGGCTTGAGACCCAACGCCTCGTGCTGGTCGGTCAGCCACTCGTCAATGACGCGCAGCACGCCAGACGGCACCCGCGACGATCGCTCCGCGTGCGTGACCACCAGATCGCCCTCTTGCGCCGCCCACGAGAGGTTGTAGCGGCCCACCTTGATCGGGGCGAAGCGGGCATTCTGGTAGCCCTTGCGCTTCGCCAGCGCCCGTATGGATGAGAAGTTCCCCTCGCAGATGAACTCCAGCGCCGCCATCTGCTCCATGCTCAACTGCGAGCGCAGCACCTTTTCAAACCGGGGCCGGTCGTGGTTGCCGTCCACAATCAGCACGTCTGGGTACTGCGCGCAGAACTGGCTCAGAAGCGCATCGACCGCCGCCATCTCGCGTTCCCATGAGACGGCTTCGTGCTTAATAAAACGCGAAACCGAGTACGCATCTTGCAGGTCGCCGTTGATGATGAGTTGATCGAAACCCTTCGTCTCTTCGAGCATGCGCGCGACGGCCTCGGCGTGGTGGAACGGCGCATGTAGATCGGAGGCAATCACGATCCGGCGCGTCTTCTTCGCCTGATACTTCGGTGGCTTGGGCTGCGCGCGGTAGCGCCCGATGGCGCGGTCGAGCACTTCCCAGCACTCATCGGCCGATTGCGGGAGCCGTTGCAGTTCCGGCGTGAGGCGTTCAGGCTTCTTCGGGCGCAACTCCTCGCGGGTCACCAGCCCGCGCGCCACGCCCGCCCGCAGGCGATTGTCGAGCGTCCCTCGCGGCATCCCGGTGGCTTCCGTCGCGGCAGTCACCGTGCCGTGCTGCTTAACTGCGGCGATAGATGCGAGAATCTCCGCATCGGTCAGGGCGTGCTGTGGCATGGACCCTCACACATACAGGCGGCATTGAGGCACCGCGTGTCTCGGGTAGAGCTGCGAACAGACCGGCGTGGTCGGCTGTGGCGACCGTGGGCACGAGGCGGCACTCATCAGGAGCGCCACCACGAGGCCCATGCGCCACATACGATCACCGCTGGCGAACCTGCAACCGGATCGTGCGCTCGTCGGTGCGGCCACCGACCGTGGTGATCTTGCACGCCACGTCGTAGTCAGTGCCCGCCGTGCCGCCGCTGAGGAAGTTCGTGGCCTTCGTGGTCGTGGCACTGGCGCTGACCGACGTGATACCCGTCGGGAGCGTCCAGGTCACGGTCGAGATCGTGTCGGTCCCGAGCCAGTCGTCAGCATCCCAGTCGAGGGTGTAGTCGAGAATCGCTTGCGGGTCTTTTAGGAATGTTTGCAGCGGGAACGGCATCAGTCCTCCATCGACGCAGAGCGCGGATCATGGGGCACCACGATCACGCGGGATTCGTAAGGCACGACGACGAGTCGTGATTCGTAAGCGACGGTCACGGCCCGCGATTCGCCGCGCACGACAATGCTCCGGTCCTCGCCTGGCACGATCGCCGTGTAGCGATACGTCGGCAGGTAGGGGCTCGGCGGGTCAACCCGGCCGAACGATCCCCCGACATTGACGGCGCGCTGGATGTCCCGCCGCTCTGGCAGGATCGGCGCCCACGAACGGAGGGGCGCCACCACCGTGACATCGAGGACGTAGACCGGGGCGACCACGCCGCCCTCGGGCGACCAGAGACGGCGCACCGGCACCGGGCACACGGGCTGCCAGCGGTCGGCCGTCGTCTCGGGCAGCACGGGCGCCACGAGTCCACCCATGACCCGCGGGCGCACGCGGACAGGCTGAGGCGTGGGCTGGTGCCACTTGTCGAGCGTGACGATCTCGGCCGGGTCCGGCGTCGTGACGGGCGCGGTGAGGCCACCAGCAGGCCGCAGGACGCGGCGCACCGGCACGGCGGTCTGTGTGCCCCACGACAGAGCCGTGACGGCTTCGGTGACGTCTGGGACGTGCAGCGGGGCCACGACGCCGCCGTGTGGGCGCACGACACGGCGCACCACGTCGACAGGCGGCGCGTGCCACTTGTCGAGCGTGACAATCTCGTCCACGCCGAGGTCGAGCACGGGCCGGACTGAGTAGCCTTCGGCCACCAGCCGGCGCAGGCGCACCACGTCTGACGTGGACGGTGCCCAGGACAGCGCCGGGGCCACCACGGTGACATCGGGCACATACAGCGGGGCAACGCTCAGCCCGACGCTGACCGGACGCGGATGGGGCGGGATGCGATCCGGATAGGTCGGCGCCCACGACAGCGCCGGAACCGGGTCGGTGACGTCTGGGACGTGGAGCGGGGCAACCGTGCCGCCCGTGGGCCGGGTATCATGCCGCACGAGGTCAGGGGCTTGACTGAGCCAGCCCGTCTCGACGACAAACTCGACGGGCCCGGCGATTGGCGCGTATTGGATGGCCGGGCCGTCGCGCAGTGTGGGCCGCGTGGGCAGCGTGGGCAGCCAGAAGTCAGGGGCCGGAGGCGGGGCCACGAACGGGACCAACACCGGGCCGGTGAGCGACTGGTACTGCAGCGTGGTCGCGCTTAGCGGCGGTGCGCCGCCCTGCACGGCGGGGGCCGCGCTCGTAGAGGGCGCATCGGCCACGGGCGCCACGGGGGCGACAGTGCCCCCGATCGGCGGCAGGACACGCGCTCTGATGACATCCGGCGCGACGGCGGACCACGAGCGCAGCGGGGCTGGGTCGGTGACGTCCGCCACGACCAACGGCGCGACACGGACGCCCACGACCACGAGCGGACGGCGCACGACATCGGCCAGCGACGGCGCCCATGCGCGGAGCGGCGGCGGATCGGTGACATCCGCGACCACCAGCGGGGCGGGGATATAGGGGAAGTCTGCCGCCCGCGGCTTCGCGGGCACGCGATCCGGATACGTCGGTGCCCAGGCCAGCGACGGGGCCGGGCTCGTGACATCTGGCACGAACAGCGGCGCGACCGCCTGCGGGAACTCGGCCGCGCGCGGGAGCCCAGGCACGCGATCCGGATAGAATGCACGGCCGATGGTCGGCGCGGGCGCCGTGACGTCGGCGACATAGAGCGGCGCGACGGACTGCTGGTAGTCTACCGGGCGAGGCGCGGCCGGCACGCGGTCCGGGTAGCTCGGCGCCCACGACCGCGCCGTGACGGGCTGCGTGACGTCTGGGACGTAGAGCGGGGCGACGGTCTCGCCGCTCGGACGCCACGCCAGCGCTGGCCGTCCTGGCGGCTGCGAGATCCACTTGTCGAGCGTGACCGTCTCGCCCGCTTCGGCAGGGACAAGCACCGGGCCGGTGATGGCCTGATACTGGAGCGTGGTCAGCGCGATCGGGGGATGGCCGCCCTGTGTGCCAGACGCGGCATCCAGGGAGGCCGCCGCCACCAGCGGCACGAACGCCAGCGCCAGCACATAGGCGGCCCGCGCATACGGACGCACCACCGGCCTAGCCGGCGTGATGACAGGCGTGAAGTCGAGACCTTCGAGCAGCAGAACGCCAGAGGCATCCTCGAGTTGATAGCCATCAACCGTGCTGCTCTCGAGAAGGTAACGATCGGCCACGGGTTAGGCCAGCCGCGCCAATTGCAGGAACGAGTCCGCCATAAACGTGACGGCGCCGCCACCTTCACCCGTCATGGTGAGATCAAGGTTGCCCGTGGTCGAGCAGACGAGGATGCCTCGGATGTGGTCGAACTGGTCTTCGGTGGTGGAGGCCACACCTGTGCTTGGTCCGAGTGCCCCATTGTCCGCGTTGGTGCTGTGATGCTCGACCAGCGCGCCCGTGAGCACAGCGGACACGCCATCAGACACACCCGTGGCGGCAGCGCCACCCGTGGACTGGTAGTGGCGGGTCGCGCGAACGCGGGTCACGGTCCCCGTGAAGTCCACCGCGAACGACGTGCCGACCGTGGTGGTGCCCGATCGCCACACGAGGAAATACTCGAAAAAATACGTGCCCGCCGCGAGTCCGGTACAACTCATGACCGTCTCGACGGTCGTCACCGCGTTGTCGGCAGTATTCAGCAGCACCGTGCGTGAGGGGGCTGCAGCCGCATTGGCCGCGCCCGCCGCTGGTGCCGCCCCCGACGACCGCAGGGTGGCCCCAACGTACGCCTCGACCTGGGCCAGCGTGATCTTCTTGGACACGCCACCCTGGTTGACCCCGAACTCATCGGTCGAGGCGGGCGTGACGACGGCGGTGAGCGCACTGATCTTGGTATCTGGCATGTCTCACCACTCCCAATCGACAACCAGATGCACGCGCGGCACGAGGCCTGCCACGTTGCTGACGCTGTGCTCGCTGAGCGTGTTCACGGCGTAGGCCACGCCCACGCGGAGCCGGTGCGACTCCCCCGCCACGGTAAACACCGAGGACGGATCGCTCGTGAGCGGGACATGCACCCGTCCCCACCAGCGCGGGCCGTGCTTATCGCAGTGCGGCGGGATCTCATGCCCCGGCATTACAACGGACACCATCCGCAACGCCGGACGGGTGAGCCGTGGCACCCACGCCTGGATCTCTTTCACGACCTGCGTGGTCACGTCGTGCAGGCCGTGCCACGACGGGCTATTCACCATCGCAGGCCTGATGCGCCCGTCCGCGAGGCGATGCTGCTGTGGCCACGCCTCCCACGGGATCGCGGTGATCCACGAGACGAGGGGATCCACCGTCACGGCACCGAGGCGTGCTACGGTGCCAGTGAAGCGCATCATGCACGCGCTTCCATCATGTCGAGCCGCTTCTCGAACGGCACGCACACGCCCACGTCATGACACGGCAGGCACACCGGACCCATGCACAGACGGCACGAGGCGCCAGGCTCTTCGCGCCATGAGCCATCGCGCTGTGGCAGCAAATAGACCGTCGCGGCCGAGCCCGGCTTGACCACGACGATCCGATTGCAATGACAGCATTGGCAGGTATCTCGTTCGACGATCCGAGACTCCGGAGCGACGATGCTGAGATACCCCTGCGGGCGTCTCATTTTTACTGCTCGCTGAAGTAGACCTGCGCGGTCACGACAGGCGTGCCAGTGCTGAGGGTGTCCGTCTGGAGACCCACGCCGTTGGCCGCGGTCGCAGGCGTCACGATCTCGCCACCGGGAGCCGCCACCCAGCGGAACGTGGCGCGCTGGTTCAGCGCGACATGGAGCAGGATCGACGCGGCCGTGTAGGTCGGCTCGATCGTGTGGTTCTCGCCGCCCACGGTGAGCGCCGCACCATCCGCGGCGTCCAGCGCCTGCGGCACGACGGCCGTGCTCGTGCCTGCCGCGGTGCAGCGTTCCATCTTCCACAGGACCGCGGCGTCGGCCGGGGTCGCCTCGGAGCCAAGGATCACGTCGTAGATTTTGATCCGGCGCACAGTGGCGGCGGAGACGAGGGTGCCAACGGAAAGGGTCGCGGAAGCCGTGCGCTGGAAGTCCGCTGCGTAATTCGCCATGATGCTTACTCCTGAGTGACAGTGGTGGATGTCACGCGGGGAGGCGATGGCGGGACGGTGGCAGGGATACCTGCGGACGCCCCAGCGAGCCCACGATGCTTACCGTAGTCTATCGCATCTTCCGCCTCAATGAAAGCCTCAACAGCAGATAAGACGCCCTTGCCGTGGCGCACCATCGACAGCACGAGCGTGCGCGTGGATGGCCGCATTACGCGCCGCTCCCGCGCGGGGTCATGCCCGAGGCCACGACGGAGGGGCGAGAGGCACCGGCTGACTGCGCGACGGGAATCCAAGTGAGATTGTTCGCCCCGGAGACCTGATTGACATTCACGGCGAGCGCGACCCAATTCACCGCATACGCGCCATTGCTCCACGTCGCGCTGCCGGTGATCGACGCCGCACCATCGGCGTCACCGAACTCGGTAGCCAGGGCGATATTGGCCAGATCCTGCCGCTCGGTGTAGTTCGTCGGCGTGGCCGTGATACCAGCCGTGCCGTTGTAGGTCGAATGGAAGAAGACCGCCCGGTCCCCCGTGACGCCCGTGGTGAGTGTGGCTGATGAGACGATGTTCGCCGTGGAGCCCGAGCCATTCGCCGTGACCGCCGTATCGAAGGGCGTCGTCTGGTCCGTGCCATCCCCCGACCACGCGCTGATCTGACCGTCCACGTTGATGCTGCCCGCGCCCATCGTCACGACGATGTTGTTCAACCCGCTGGCGGGGTTGGCGAGTCCATACATCCGCGCCGCACAATCGCCGTTCGCCGTCTTCGCGCACAGCGAGGTCATCGCCACGCCGTTGTAGGTCACGCCCGTGATGTCGCTCGTTTGATCGCGCCAGTCCACCTGCACGATCAGCACGCGATTCGCGCCAGTCCCCGCGTTGAATGCGACTGTTTCGGCTTCACCAGCCGCGAGAAAATTGACGGCGGTCGGCGCGAGCGAGGCGACGTAGGCAACAGCCATCTAGGCCCACCCCGCATCGAAGGCCGTCGCATACTCGAAATTCGTCAGATCAATCGAATACACGCCATCGGACGCGATGCCACGATTGTTGTAGTAACCAAACGCCACATTGTCATATCCCGCCGCACTGATCACCAACCCCGTCGCGCTCCTCGATGGGCTCGCATACGTGTTGTTGTTGATCCACAGCTTCAACGAGCCATCGGCTGAAATCGCAGTGGACCCTGTCACGGTTTCCACCTGGACGTTGTACCAAGTGTTCCGCAGGAGTCCGAGCACTTCCGTTTCGGAGCCGCCGCCTAGTTGCCCTCGCAGCGCAAACGTGTCATCCGGTTGCCCATTCACTTGCACAATTGTGCGACCGGGGTTGCCGTCGCCAATGATCACAATCTTGTGTATCGTCTCTCCTGCCGCGCCGGTGGCGGAGTCCAGTGCGTTGTAGTTATTCGTCGCTCCCATCCGCATCCGAAAGCGCGTATAGCGCGTCACGCCTTGCGCCGGGGCGACCCCCACATCGGCACCCCAGCCGAGATAGTGTTCACCGCCCCACCCGGCACCGGCATTTTGCTGCGCCGCGTCATGGAGGAAGTTGAACCGATAGACCGCCTGCCCACTCGGCCCAGCCCCAGCGACATACGTGCGATTCACGACGACACCGAGTTCCGCATCACCACTGGTGCCAGTAAATCCTGCAAGCGACTGCGCGCCAGACGACATATCCATCGTGAAGAGATCACCTCCGGCCGCGACGCCACGCCGCGGCGACCATCCCCCCGGCGTCATCCCCGACAACGCCACGCCACCACGCGCCATCAGCGGCACTCCACCGTGCGGAACGTCTCGACCGTCGCACTGCCCGTGCGTGTCCACACCGCGCGCGTATCCCAGCCGCCAGCGTTGACTGAGGCCGAGCGCGTGTACGGCGCGCTGGTGTCAGGCGTGCCATGAGTGACCCATAACGACCCAGCGATGAACGACCGGCGAGAAAACTGCACACCCCAACCAGATTCACTCGTCGGAGGCGGCTGCGTGATGGTGAGGGTGCAGGTGCGAACGCGCATCGTCACGGTTTGAATTACTGGCCCGGTCTGACCCGAACACCCGTTGGGGCCGCAGGGGCCGGGGTCGGTATCCGAAAATCCACCAGGGCGCTCCACGCCGAGGGGCCGTCAGTGGGGTTCGCCGTGGCGTTCATCCGCACCTGATACGGCACGCCAGCCACCGCTGTGCGGATCGGGCCGGTGCCGGGATCGACCCACTGGCAGGCGCGGATTGGGTTGCCGAGCATGATGAACGGGTCATCCCATCTGGCACTCCCACTGGGGGCGGTCGATGTGGGGTCGAGGTTGCACGCGACTTCTGACAACGGTAAGACTACCGAAGCGTCTGGGGTCTGCGACCCACTCAGCAGCCGTTGCAGGGTCCACGACGTAACCGGGGCGCCGATCCCCGGCTGCGCGCTGGCGCTGCTCGGCGCACACAGGGCAGTCGTCAGGATGGCCAGGGCGATGTATCGGTCCGGTCGGTGTCTCATTTGGTGCCTCTTCTCGTGGTTGTGCGAAACAGTCCGCGTGGTCGGTCAGGATGGTGCAACGGGGAAACGATGGCGTCGGGCAGTGCGAGAGGTAGTGCTGCCGGTGACACACGCACCGGGGAGTCGTTGACGATTGCCACACGCGACACCCACGGCCGGGACTGACCGCCATTTAACGACCGCGGCGGGTAACACACCCGCACTCCTCGGTAGTCCCAGCCGAGGGCCGCACACAATCGGCGCGGGAACTCTTGGCGCGCTGCTTCTTCAGCTTCGCCGCCTTGCGCGCTGCCGCCTTCTTCGCCAGCGCATCGAGCGCGGCCTGGATATGCGGCGGTGCGTCCCAGTCAGCTTGACGGGTCATCGCGCTTCTCTTTCGTGCCGAGCTTCTTAACGATGACGCCCTTCGCGGCATCAGCCACGACAGGCGCGGCCCACTTCAACAGCTTTCGGAGCCAGCCCCAGGTCATGCCTCATACTCCAATCGCAGCAGCGGTGACTTGCGGATCTCGCCAGGGCTGATCCCGTCCGCATCGTAGCCATTGAACGGGTCGAGCCCGAGGGCTTCAAGGGCGCGTCGGTCGCCCTTCTGCGCGTTGGGGTGTTCCGTCTTCGCGCCGATGCCCGCTCGCAAGGCGCGCACACAGAACTCACTACAAAACATCTTGAAGTTCTCGCGCCCCTGAATCTTCGCGGACGTGAACGCGAGCAGCCCCCACCAGTCATAGGGTTGGCCGTCCACCGTCTCGAACCAGTCGCGCACGGCCTCCATATCCATCGGCACACGCACGCGCATGATCGCCAGCAGGCCGTCGAGCCGCGCAGGATGACGCCCCACGCCGAGGCCATTGCGGCTCGCCAGCGACCAGCCGTTGCCGTCGTAGATCTCGCAGTGGCTATACCGGCTCCACGTTTTGATCTGGATGAGGCGATTGATCGGAGACGAGCCACCGTAGAGCAGCACGTCTCCTGGCTCGATGCGCTCAAGGACGAGCGGCATCAGGGCACCGGACAGAAGGTGACTTCCGACGATCCGCCAAACATCTTTGGCACGCGGCCGACGATGCAGGGTATGACAGGTGCCTTGAACGGCTCTGTCATCCGCCACTGATTCACCGCGCGCGCCTCGTGGGCTGCGCTGGCAGCTTCCAGTGTCGCGTTCAGCGCAGCCTCGCGGGCGGCGAACGACAAGGCAGCAATCGCATCGACCTTCGCGGTGAGCGTGGCAATGGCGTCGAGCACCGGCTGAAGGTTCGTCGTGGCTGGCGGCGGAGGCGGCGGCGGCACAATGCTGCCAGCACCAGCCGGCCTGGGCGGGATGTAGACGTTCTGGTTCGCCGGAAGCACGCCGTCGCCGGAACACTGGAAGCGGTAGCCATCCGCGCCAGAGCCGGGGATGCAGTCCCAGAATTCACGTGAGCGGCACTTGACAATCACGTCGTCGCTCTGAGGCCTGCCGCCGCCGCCGTCCTTGATGCACCAGTTCGGGTCCGGCGTTGGGTTGTAGACGGGATGGCCGAAGTGGATGATCCCCACCACGCGCGCCCAGAAGGCGTTGCGTGAGTCCCGCGTCGAGCTGGCCCCCAGGTTCACCCGCTCGGCATCGTGCACGGCCTGCGCGATGGCCGGCACGCGGTCGATGGGCACCTGCGCCGAGGCTTGCGCGGCCACGGCCACGAAGCACAAAGACACCAGTATTCGCTTCAATTCTGCACTCCCATCGCGGCTTCCAGTGCCGCACGCTGTGGCAAATCCTTCAGCCCCGTGATCCCGCTCGGCCGCGAGGCCCAGTCGAACACCCACCCCGCTATTACACGGGGATGCGACAACCACCGCCGTGTGCCCGCGAGGCTGTCCGCGTTCGGCCCCGCGACCCACTGCGGCTCGTGCTTTGCGGCGAAGCCCTGCACCACGAGCACCAGCGACTCGGGCCGCGTGTCCACCGCATGGTCCAGGAACGGCTCCACGTCTTGCGCCCACGAGCCGCCCACCGGCACGTAGCCGTAGAGTGCGAGCACGTCCACGCCATCAGGCACCGGCCGGTAGTAGCCCGCGCCGAAACTCACGTCGTCATTGACGAACGAATCCAGCCACACGACCGGCACGTTCGGCAGCGCCGCACGAATCGCCGCGTGCTGCTGGCTCACCCACCACTTGATCGCGTGCATGGCCGGTATCCAGTGCGCGCTGTTTGTGTGGTCGAAGTAGGGATTCGGCATCTGCCCCGAGAAGAATGCGCCGCCCCACTCTTCGTTGTAGACCACGCCCACCAGATGCGGACGCAGCCCCGCCGCGTCGATGCGGCGCACGAGGTCAGGCAGCACGTCAGCGAGTGGCGTCAGTCGCGCGGGGCTGTAGATGCCGAGCACCCACTTGATGCCCGTGGACCGCGAGTCTTCCGCCGCCGCCGCGAAGTCTGCCCCATCTCCGAGGAACGCGAACGTCGCCCACGAGGGCCGGTCATGTGCGGAGAATATGCCCAACGGCCTCATGCGACGGCCTGCCATCCATCTGCGAAGTTGCGCGCCCATGTCGAGGCGTGCGGCCGACCAGGATTCCACGTCGAGAGATACTGGAGCCACCCATCAGGCGACTTCGTGGCGTCCTGCGGCAACATCCGCGCATCCGTCCACAGCAGCAGCCGAGCGAAGCAGCAGGCGAGCACGTCGTTGTGCTCGATGGCGAGATGCACTTCACGCGCCGAGCGACCGTAGCCGAGCACGTCGAGCAGCGCCAGCGCCGACGGCCGAGAGGCGTGGTGTTCCAGCACGCCTTCCACACCGCCCATTTCGAACTGCCACCAGCCACGGGCCGGGCCGAACGCCCGCGATCCGTCCGTGGCGTAGCCGGCGACCTGGCGTCGATGTTTGAAGCCGCTCTCTTGCAGCGCGATACTCACGAGCATGGCGCGGGCTGGCGCTGAGTCCATCTGCGGCGGCAGCAGCGTAGCCGCGGCAGGCAGCACGTGATTCAGCACGTAGAGGCCGGCCGCGTTCACTTCACCACCGTAATGAACTTGGGCAGCCACGTCAGGATCGCAGCCACGACAGATCCCGCTACGGACAGCACGCCAAGCCCGACGTAGAGGTCGCGCTTCGTCAATGGATCTGACTCATCGATCCGCTGCTTCAAGTCCGCCAGCTTTGTGCCGAGCACGTCGTGCCCGCGTTCCAGCGCGTAGACACGGCCATTGGTCCGCTTGGCTTCCACGAGGATGTCCTTGGCGGTCTCGTTGCCTTCGACCACCTGATCGGACAGACGCCGGATCGCGTCGTTGAACTCGCGGACTTGGACAGGCTCGCTCATGGGAGTCAATGACCCTAGCTGAGTGCAATCGTCGCTATACCGCGCACGTATGTGGCGTCTGTGGCCGCAGACCAGTTCGGCGTGGCTAGGCTCACGTAGAGAGAGATGTATGCCGCGCCGCTTGACACACGCCAATACCCAGTGATCGCGCTGCCGTTATTCAGGCCAGCGAATGCGCCGTCTGTGGTGAAACTGGCGGTGCGACTGTTTGGGATGGCGATCCGCAGTTCCGTGTTGAGTGCCCCTCCCACGGTCGACGTATTAATCGCGAAAGCCACCGACATGACCTTTCCGACTTCGACCCATCGGTAGACTTCCTGGTCGCCAGACGCGACCGTCCACGTCATCGTGCCATTCGCGGTGAAGTTGCCCGCGGCGAAGGTGACGGCCGTCCACGCTGGGCCAGCCGGGAACACCGCCAATAGGTTGTCGCGCACATGCGTATTGAGATTGGCCGCCGAGCCCACCTCGCCAGCCACCCACGTCCTCGGAGTCGTCCAGGCCACGCGTTCCCCCTATGCCGGTGCAAGAATCGCGTTCGAGTCCAGTTCGGACGCGCCCACGAGATCGAGAATCCAATACGACTGCGCCGATGCTGGGCTCAGCCACCACGTGACTGTCGGTAAGGTGCCGTTCTGAAACTCATGCTTCACGCCGTTGATGTAGTAGTCGCCGCTCGCGCCAGTGATCGTTTCGCTGACCGTCACGCGGTCGCTGATGTCCCTGGTGAGGATGTTGGCCGGCATCCCTGCAGCGTCTGGGAGCATCATCACGCGCTTCACGCGAGTGCCCGAGAGGTCGCCGTAGGCCGTTCGGAGGTAGTCCGCGATCGATTGCGCTACGTTCGGGTCTTGCTGATACACCATGTCCAACGTGAGCGAGTTGACGCCGTAGGCGGCCACGTCTGCGTCGTCCTGAGACTTGACCACAACAGTGCGAAAGTCGTAGACGCCCTTACCGCGACACTGCAACCGCGTGATAAAGGAGGGCTGCGTCGCCGCGCTCACGAGCACCAGTTGCACACCGTTCGCGCCGTAATTCGCTGTCACGGTCAGCGAGGCCGTTAGGTCCGCCCCCGTGCCATCCGACAGCGTGTTCATTAGGTAGTCTGTCGTCGCCACGGGCGTGACCATGCTGAGACCGCCGACGCGCGTCGTCACGCCTGGCACCGATGGCGTCCGATACGGCCCGATGATTGTCTTGGTTTCTCCTGCCGCAATCTGGATCGGGTTCGCCGTGGCGAACAGAACCGTGGTCGCCGCGGTGTCTACCACTCTCGGGTGGACCGTGATCTGCACGCGGTTCAGTGACGACGAGGACACTTCAGCCACGTCGAGCCCGTGCATGGTGTCCGCGAGGGTGGCGCTCGATGTCGGGTTCGTGCCGATCCGCGTGCTGCGCGCCTCGTAGACCAACGCCCCCGTGCGATTGACATAGACCAATCCACACTCTGACGCGGCCAGTCTATGAAACTCGGTAAGCGCGGACACGGATTCGTCTCGTGTGTTGTCGAGCACGAGCGGATACACTTCGGTGCCTGGATACGTCGTGACTCCGTTCGGCTGGTTAGAGATTCGGCCGACAATCACCCGAAATACTTCGTCTCCCCTGACGTCCTCCATGATTGTGGTCGTCTCCATCAGAGACAACGCGCACGCGTCGATGTAGTCCGCCGCCATCACCTTGACGACGCCGTTGCCGATCTTCCCTGGTGCTGGTGCAATCGTCCGCACGCGGCCGATGAATTGGACATCACTGCCTGTCTTCACGCGTATAGGCGTGCCCTTCCCGAAGCCCGTGCGACACGACGCGTGGCCCGGCGAGTAATAGCCTGTAACGCCGCCGCTGTTGCTCCCGAGATTGTTCATCGCGAACGTGAGCGTTCCCGTGGATGCGACTCGGTTCGACGGCGAGTCGTCGCGAATGCCACGCTCGTAGGTCAACGGCTGCGAACCGAGCGTGTCGGCCGTGACGTCCGTCCATGAGAGGGCGGCGTAGTTCGCTGCGACCTGTCCAGCAGACAGCGTGGCCGCGTACACCGCGAGGAAGTAGTACGTGGCGCTCAGATACTGGGCGTTCGTCCAGTGCTTGCCCGCGTAGCAGTCCCCGAGCGATAGCGACGCCAGCGCGATCGTTGCCGTAGCGACAGACACGCCGTTTTTGTAGAGCGTGATCACGTCGGAAGCAGCGCCAGACCGCGTGAGCGCGAGATGCGTGGTGACGCCAGTCGAAACAGGGGTGTCAACGACGGCCGCACCGTTATAGTAGCCGTAGGCGCGACCGTCGTTCCGATACGTCAGACCGAACCCGCTTGCGCCCCAGATCGCCGGCTCCACGCCGACGCCCGGGACGGCTGCGACGGCCAGTATGGCTTCGATCGAGACAGGTGAATTCAACGGAGCGCCGAAGTTGCCGCTCCCTATGCTTTGATCCACACCGTTCAACACTACAGCCACGCCGCCATCTGGGAGCACACTCGGCGCGTTGCGAGTTGCCGCGGGAGAAACGCCGAGCAGCTTCTGATCCTGCAACCACGAGCCGTGCAGGCCATCGATCACAAGGTATTCCTGAAACGTATCGACGCTGTAGATGCTCCAATTGCGCATTGATGAGAACTTGGACGGAGCGATCTTCGCCGCTAGCGAGCGCAACGACCCACCGAGCCCCATCTCCACCGTTGGAGACGCCACTAGCCCGCCCCCTGCACGGCGTCACGCAACGCCAGCGGCATCTTGTATTCGAGGAAGTCCAACACGCGGGACAGTTGCCCAGCCATATCGCCGCCGCGCTGCTCTGAGCGCATCTGTGCCTCGGTCTGCACCCGCTCACGCCCGTGGAGCACGGCCAGCGTCCCGCGCCCGAAGTCGCGAATGCCACCAGAGCCGCCCGCAAAGCCCTTCGTCTCGTTCTCGAACCCCTCCTCGCGATTGGCGCGGATGTTCACGTCCACATTGCGCGGGATGTCATCGATCGCATCACGCACGTCTTCGAACGCGCGCTCCATCTCCTGTGCGGCTTCAGCCGTCGCCACGATGTCCGCATTGACGCCTTCCACGGCGGCCGATGCCGCGAGTGCCGCTGCCGCAGCTTCGTCCATAACCTCGGCAATCTTACGGATCGCGGCCTCTGCCTCTTTCGGCTTCTTGTCGTTCCACATCTGCTTGACGATCGCGTCGGCCTCTTCCGCCGTGCGACCCGTCGCGAGATATGCGTCACGGACTGCGATGACCGTCTCGGCCCATGCTTCACCGCCAGCCTCGGCGCGCTGCTGGTCGGTCAACGTGGCCCGAATGCCGACCTGGAACTCGGCGATCTGTGTGCGGGCGATCTTCGTCTCTTTACTGACGCCGATAAAGCCAGACGCCATCCCCACTAGCCCGCCGACAATCGCACCCACCGCCGTGCCAATGCCAGGGAGGACCGAGCCAATCATGGCGCCCGTCGCCGCACCACTCGCCGCACCGAACGCGCCAGCCGCCACGCCGGCACCGCCGAAGATTTTCTGGCCGAGCTGCCCCATGGCGAAGCCCACGGCGGCCGTAGCCGCGACGCCGATGGCCGCTGCGCCCACGCCCGCGAAACGGCACTGTTGCAGTCCGTCGCGGAACTCTTGGGTTGGGACGAACGGACCAAGATGCCACCGGCCGCTGGGGCCTACCGTGCCGAACAGATGACGTATCTGTCGTCGCTGATTCACCGCCGACATACCGACCCGCGGCTTGGCGATTGGCTCGCCGAGTTGGCAACGAGCGAGCTGGCCCGTGATCCACACAGCGATGCGGGAGCGACGATACGCGAGATGCGGCGCGAGTATGACAAGCTCGTCAAGCTGCCGCAATCTTTGGTCGAAGAGCTGACGCGCGCCTCGGTTCTTGGGCAGCAAGCTTGGGTCGAAGCACGCAAGAACGATGATTTCGCGACTCTCGCGCCCATTCTCGACAAGATCGTCGCCCTCAAACGGCAGCAAGCCG